TGGCGTAATGTTTCTAATGTGTGCTCTACCAATAGTGCTTGAACCTGCAGTTTGTAACGTAACAGCTTCGTATTGATCCCCAATAGTACCAGACAATGATGTGATAGGTAAATACCCACCATAATCAATTGTTGTAGCTTGGTTTTCCTGTACTACTGTTTCTGTAACTGGGTCAAGAGTAAAATCAATTTTACCCGATGTTTCAACACGATAACCTTTAACATATGCTATGCCACTATTAACGAGTGCTTTGATATCTGTACCACGACGATCAATATCAATTTTAAATTTGTCTACGATATAGTTACCAGACTCTTCGTAAGTTCTTTTGGCTAGCTCTTCATTAATTGAATTAAATTGAGTTACGTCTCTTAATTGAACCGCTGAACCATTTTGGTATCTAACTAATGTAAAGAATGTTGAGTCTACGTCAGCTTCAGCTGTATCTAAAACAGCCAATGTTGGAATCATTTTAAGTCTATCAGCACCTGGCGCATTTTCATTAGTAGAACCGTTTGCATTATCATATAAGGTACCATCTTGTAATGAACTAATTAGAGATTCTGTAACTACGAAACCTACTGAAAGATCATCAGGTTGGTTTGTATATTTTGATACGACAAGAGTTTGATCGTTGGCAAACAAGAAGTGACCTTTTTGGAAGATAACACCTGCCGATGTTTGAATACCAAATGAAGTTCCTGTTGGATCTGACTGGAGAGTAACGTCAATAGTTTCAACACCAAGCTCGGTGCTATAAAGAGTTGAACCATTGTACTTATAACGATTGATTGTAATGCTTTCACCAGGCTGGAATACTTTATAGTTACTGGTTTCGTTTGTGTTTAAGTAGTTAATATAAAACGTGTTAAGATCTGGCGGCCTAGTTTCAAAGCCGCGTGTAGCTGTAATTACGGAAGCTTTAAGACTTGTAACACCACCTACTAATTCATAAACAACATCAATAGGTGTGTCAACGCCATTAATAACTTCGGTGCTTGGACCACTGATAAATGTTTCTACATCAAAACCTGTTTTATCAACTAGTTTAACGAATTGTAAACCATCCAAGTTTGTAAAGTTACAACCTTTAATAATACTACCTTCTTGATAGATATTATCTCCAAATTGTTCAACTTGGTTTTGAAGAATTGTTTGTAGCTGTGTAAGCTCTCTTGCTTGAACCGCATAAGCTGGTTTAAACAGGATCTTATAAAACTGTTTCTCGACATCAAAATCGTCGAAGTATGGGGCAATGTTTAAGTCTGTGTTAATAGGCATCTATTTGAGTTTCCTTAAAATTCTAAGACCAGCTTGTATTCTTCACGTGAGGTGGTTTGTCTATCAATTGGAAAGAAGTCTTCCATAAAGTATACTTCACCTGACCGTTGAGTGTATCTTGATTCAATTACATTATTAGCTACTGGACTATTTATCGAAATTTTTTGCCCGGTAGAATTAATTAAATTCAACGATGGGTCGAGTGATATATCATTATTTGCTTGGTTAATATGAGGTCCCATATAACTGCACAAATGAACTGTGTTTGATGAAGCTTGAATTGCGTGTACTCGAGCTCTAAACAACTCGTTACCATCTAAATCTTCTTGTGTTACAATACTATTGACTACTAATTTTCCATAATCATCTGTAATTATCTCAATTCTATTATCAAATACATCAGGCGAAGCTGTGTTTGCTGTTACAGGATCTGGTGTAAACGTTGGATTTTTAAGTACACCAACAGCTGATGTAGAATTGGAAGCACCGATTTGGTTATTATCAGTTTCTGTAATATATGCATAAAGCAATACATGTCTACAATAAAGTTCATCAATTAAGTTATAATTATGACCACCAATTGGCGAAAGAACTGGTCTTAATGTAGCTCTTACATCAATGGAGTTTGCATCGTCTGGATCAAAATCATAGTTAGGATCAACAATGGATGCACTAATATTATTATAGCCTTGGCCAGGAGTTAATATTTCAATGTTTGTAATATTTCCCTCTACAATTCTTGGAATTGCTGTGGCACCTGATCCGTCTCCGATAATGTTAACAGTCGGTAGAATTTTAAATGTTGAGTTAATAATAACTCCGTCTCCGCTTGGATTACCAATTACTTTAACTCTTGCTCTATCAGCAACAGCATCCCACGTATAAGTATCAATTACATATGTGTAAGTTACGTTTGTAGGTGTATTAACATAGAGCGTCATACCTGAATAATAGTTTCCAATTTCAGATAAGAAATTAGATCTAAGAAGCACAGTACTATCATTACCTGGAGGGCCAGCAACAATACCGCTTTCAACAAAAGGATAGCCTGCGTTATCAACAGGGTTGTTAACAAAAATATTACTAACTTCTGAACCTGTTATAACATTATTTGCATCCGAATCGAGTTGAGGATCAACTGCAAAGTCTCCCATTAAAGGAATATATCCTACAGCATTGTAGCCTTCAAATTCTGACTCAGTCAAATAATACATAAACTTCCAAACATATCCATCTGGCATTCTATAAATTTGATTTACAGTAACTGGGTTATAGTTTGGTGGGTTAGCTGATTGTGCACCATTATTATTTGATAAGCATTTATAAACTCGATAATCACCGGAATCGTTATTAGTAGGACCAACAACGGAATAGAATTTTTCGTTTTCTAAATCAACGGTATCATCGTATTGTTCGTATACTTGGTCTTTTTGCCAAGGATGATATTTAATCATATACTTTACGTCGGAATCAAAACATTGTTTACCGAATAAAATATTTTCTTTAAACTCAGTTTTGCTTTTAAAAGAGTTTACGGCATCAACTCTAGTAAGAGCATCTATTGAAATTGACGATACACAAAAGTAATAATCGTTGTTTGCGATATCATCGCGAAACATACGAACTGTATCGTTTTTTAATTTTGTTGCTAATACTTCAGCCATGGAACACCTTCAATTTTATAATATTTATATGCATTTAACCCCGTCTCCTGATTCTTGTGCGAGGATAAGTTAAACCATCAGCTGGTCTATTCGCAAAATTCTTTTTAGGAAATGAATTACCTGTCTCTACTCTTTGATTAATCCAACGCAGCATTCTATTTTCAGCACCCTGCAAGCTTAACATATCCATAGGATCGTCGTTTCCTGTATCTACCATTTCATCTATAATTGCATTTTCTTGGATCCAGGCTTTAATTTCAGTATTTGTGGCGTTTGGCCATTGCTCAACGAGAAGAGCTGCTACGCCAGCAACCTGAGGTCCTGCCATACTTGTTCCTTGGTATTTACCAAATTGATAGCTACTATTTCTAGGATCAGCAATACCGCCTGAGTGAAGTGAACTTTGAATTGCTTCACCTGCTGCAAAAATGTCTATTTGACTTCCAACGTTAGAAAACGGAGCTTTTTCTTCTCCTACATTATTTGATAGGGCTCCAACGTTAATAGTTGGCCCATAACCAGCACCTGAGCCAGTTCCTCGGTGAAGCCATGTAGTTATTGTAGTACCTGAATATGGAATTCTATACGTATTATTATAATCTTGGTCTGATGTATTTACTGTTTTCCAATAATCGTTACCAGCTGAAACTACGATAATAATACCATCATCAATTGCATCTTGCAAGTCAGCTTGACGTGATGTTGTATAGTATGGAATATCCATTTCTAAATTTGAATTTGGAGCATAACATCCACGAGCTTGTAATTCAGATTGAGTTAAACTACGACCTGGATTAAAATCAGTTCCACGGAAATTAATTCTATCTACATCTCCAAAAGAACCTGTTCCAATTTCAAGAGATGAGCCATAACTATTATTTGTTACCGTAGGATTACGTCTGCCTGTATCTGGGTTAATTGGTTTTGTATTATGCCATTGTCTCATATAATCCCACATAGTAGAACCAATGCTACCATTTGGATTTGAGCTATACGGACTAATGTTATAGATGTTAGCATCCCGTGCCCAGCCTTGAGTATTCCCTGCTACAGTTCCTGCACAATGACAGCCGTGGTTGTTGTCACTTTCATCTGTAGCATTTGTATATGAACCTGAACGATCATATGTATAAGTGCCTGAGCCACCATGTGAAAACCAGTTTTCTTGAATAATTCTACTACCACCTGAGCCATCTGAATTTACTGCAAACTCTGGATGGTCTGGATCAATATGTCCGTCCACAATAATAACATCAACATTCTTACCCGATGCCGTGATAGCTAATGTGTCAATTATAAGTGAAGAACCGTCTGCACCCCAATTTGATCTATTCGTTGCTTCACTATGTCTAAGTAAACCCCAGTTAATATCTGAAGCATCGGTAAACCAGTTTTTATCAAACTCACCGTTTGTAATTTTATAAGATGGTTTAATACTTAGTTCAACTAATTCTCTTAAATCAACACCCCAAACTCTATCATCAGATTTAATTAATTCAACTTCATCATCAGTAAGCATATAGTGAGTATTGCGACTAATTGGTCTTTTATTAGATACTTCAACTGCTCGATCTGGAATGAACAAATTACCACCCGGCGTTTCCATATCTTCATAGAAACCTTCGAGATCTTCTTTATTATGAAGAGTAACAATCCACTCTCTGAGCATTTATTAAGCCTCCAATTGAAGTACGGT